TGCGTGACGGCGAGACGGTGGAGGAGACCGCGATCCTCTCGCCGCTCGCCTGGGCGGTCGAGCACCGCGCCGAGGTCGAGGTCGTCGCGACCACGAGCGCGCTGCTCGACGCGCTGCTGGTCGACATCGCCGCGGCGATCGCCGGCGATCGCACCCTCGGCGGCGCAGTCGAGTGGGTGCAGCCCGGCGCGCCCTCCTTCGACGATGCCGAGGCCGAAGGCGCTGCCGCGGCGCGCGCCGCCTCCGTTCCCGTCACGCTGTCCTTCACCGTCGCCGGCTCGCCGCTGGCCTGATCCCGATCCTGGAGACGCCCCATGCCCCGTGCCATCGGCGCCAACTCGCGCCTGCTCATGATCCCCGAGTTGACCTACGGCACCGCGCCCGGCGGCAACTGGCGGCGCGTGCCCTTCCTCTCCTGCAACCTCGGCGCCGAGCAGCCGCTGCTGGACGCCGATGTCATCGGCCTCGGCGGCAATCGCGATCCGGCCGCGCCGTTCTTCGACACCGTCACGGTCGAGGGGGACGTCGTGGTGCCGGTCGACCTGATCAACATCGGCCACTGGCTGCGGCTGCTGCTCGGCGCGCCGACCACCACCGGCACCAACCCGAACTTCACCCACACCTTCGGCTCGGGTGCCGCGACGCTGCCTTCGCAGGCGATCGAGATCGGCTACCCCGACGTGCCGAGCTACGACGTCTGCGCGGGCGTCCGAGCCGACGCGCTGGAGATCGACTTCGGCCCGACCGGACCGGCGACGGCGACAATCAAGCTGATCGCCCAGGGCTCGACGCGCTCGGGCTCCTCCTCGGGCGGCACGCCGGTCTCGGCGGCCTACACCGCCTTCCACAAGGCGCAGGGCTCGATCACCCGTGGCGGCGCGGCGCTGGCGCAGGTCACCGGCGCGCGGCTCGCCTTCTCGAACAGCGTCGAGGCGGTGCGCACCATCCGTGCCGATCGCAAGATCGAGGGCGCGGATCCCGGCATCGCGCGCGCGACCGGCCAGATCACCGCACGCTTCGCCGACACCACGCTGCTGACGCAGGCGCAGAACGGCACCGCGGCTGAGTTCGCCTTCGCGTTCACCATCGACGCCAACCGCAGCCTCACCTTCACGCTGCACGAGGTCTACCTGGCGCTCGCCAAGACGCCGATCGAGGGGCCGGCTGGCGTCGAGGCGAGCTTCGAGTTCCGCGCCGCCTTCAACGCGACGGCCACGCGCATGATGACTGCGGTGCTGAAGAACCAGCAGGCGGGGACGGAGTATGCGTGAGGCCCGTTGCGCTGCTTCAGGATCGCTTTGGGTTGTGTGCCGCAGCAGCAGACGTATCGGGCGGCAGGCTGACCTGCTTGCTCAGCTGGCAGGGCAGATCGCGGCCCCCCATTTCGCCTACGCTTCCCGAGCAGTGCATTCGTTATAGCCTGAAGCGCAACTCGTGGTTCATGAGCGAGTAGATCTGCATGGCCCACCGATAGCCCGAGGTAAGGCGCTCGGCGGACACGAACTTCTTTGCGATGGCAGGGCCGCTCGCGGCGGGGAGGATGCCCCGCACCTTGGTCTTGACGTCTGCCCTGACATCAGCAGCCGGCAGATCGTCGGTGTGATGATAGATGCGGCCTAGCTGCAGGCCCAGATCCAGCACATTCGACTCGGCCAACGGTAGCAAAGACGACGCCTTCTGGAGCCGCGACGATACTCGCTTGGCTTGAGCCTCCACTGGATCCCAGTCGCTCTTCGCCGCTTTCTGGCTCAAGCAGCCTGTGCGCACCTGCGCGAGCGCATCGAGGATGGGGGCAGCATCAGATGGCGACAGCAGCTGCTGGGCGCGGCATTCGAGAATACGCAGGTTGGCAATAAGCTCGTCGGGATCCGCTTGCGCCATCAACCCGAACTCGCCGTAGATTAGAAGGATATACGCCCAAAGATCTGCGCCATAGTAGCCGAGCTCCAGAGCAGCGAGCAGCCGTTCCTTATTGACGGCATTGACGTCGGCGAGCACGACTTGCGGATAGTGGGCACGGAAGATGGCTGGGTTGAGCAGCAACCCGCCGACGATGTCGTCCCAAAAAAGCAGCGCTACCGCGAACTTGCCTTGAGCGACGCGCTTGTCCGAGAGAAGCCGCACCTGCTGCTGCAGCTTGGCGTCGTAGTCCGCTGTGGTTGCGATGAACAGCGTCGTCAGCTGCCCCTTGAACGTCTCAGCCTTCCCGATCTCGTCGGTGACGTGCTTCAGTTCCAGAGGCGGCTTGTAGCGTTTGCACTGGATGCCAACGGGGCGTCCGATGTCGTCGGGACCGTAGATGTCGACGCCGTTCTGCATCTGACCAGGTCGCCCGTTCTTCTGCAGCGTGGTGCTCTTCCAGCGCTGGGCCTGGGCATCGCAGACCATGGTCTCGAAGTCCTGCCAGTTCTTCGGAATCGGCAGTTCCATAGATTGTATCGTGGGCATGGACTTAGCCTTTGGGATCTGAAGCACCAGCGCATCCGGCGTGATGCCGCCTAGTATGGCGTTAGACTCCGCGCTGCAACGACCGGGCACCCGCCTCTGGGTTGGCAGGTGTTGATGCGGGCGGGCGAGAGATTGCCAGCGTCGATCGTAAGCTTGTTTGTCCGGTGTAGTAGCGCCTCGGTCTACCACCGCTGCTGGCCCGCCTCTCTAAACCCCGGACTCACAGTCAACTCGCCCGTCGGGGCTGTCCAAATTCTTGGCGCCCTCAGGCATGGAGAATCGCATGCTCACCCTCGACCTTCCGGCCGAGCCGTACTGGCTCGACCTGCCGCGCGGCGTCCGCGTGGAAATCCGACCGGTGACCACCGCCGTCATGGCAGCCGCGCAGGCCGCCGCCGCGCGCCGCCTCGCCGCGATCCGCGTCGCCGACCCGGATCTCGATCCCGACATGTCGCGCGGCCTGTCCTTCGCCTTCCTGGTCAAGGCGCTCGCCCGGCACGCCGTCACGGCCTGGGAGGGCGTCGGCGACAGCGGCGGCAAGCCGCTGCCGCTCTCGTCCGAGGCGGTCGAGCGCCTGATGGACCTCGACGACATCGCCGCCGCCTTCTGGGACCGCGCAACCGCGCCGGTCGCCGTGGTGGCCGCCGAGGGAAACGGCTGAGGGCCCGCGCCGCCTGGCACTTCGGCCGCGGGCCCGAATACTGCCGCGGCTGCGCCGCCCTCGGCCGCGACTGCGCCGACGCCTGCCCCTACGCCGCGCACGCCCCCACGAGCGTCCAGGGCCACGCCTGCTGGGCCGCCGGCACCGCATGCGCGGAGGTCACCATGGCCGGCCTGACTCTCGACACCGCCGGCGCGCTTGCCGCGGCCCGCGACCTCGGTGCCGCGGGCTGGGCCGCCGCCGAACTTCTGCTCGCCATCCGCATCGGCATGGCCGAGGGCAGCGCCGCCCGCCGCGAGGGGGAGACGACCTGACATGGCCGACGCCACCCGCCGCGTCTCGGTCCGTCTCTCGCTGGACGACGCCGCCCGGGTCAAGGCCGGGCTGCGCGAGGTCGGCGAGACCGGCCAGCGCTCCCTCGACCAGATCAAGGGCGGCGCCGAGCGCGCCTCGCGCTCGCTGGAACTGCTGGACCTCGCCACCCGCGGCATCCAGATCGCCGGCGTCGCGGTGGCAGCGCGGGCCCTGGTCCAGGCCGGCGACGCGCTCACCCAGGGCCTCTCGCGCCTGCAGAACGCCACCGGCTCGGTCGAGCGCGCCGGGCAGGTCTACGAGGCGCTGTACCGCAACGCGCTTCAGACCGGCGTGGCGGTGTCCGAGAGCGTCGACGCCTTCCAGCGCTTCTCGATCGCCGCGCGCGAGGTAGGCGCCACCTCCGACCAGGTGGTGCGCCTCGTCGGCGGCCTGCAGCGCGTCGCCATCGTCTCCGGCGCCTCGACGGGGGAGATCTCCTCCGCCACGCTGCAGCTCGCCCAGGCGCTGGCCTCCGGCGTTCTGCAGGGCGACGAGCTGCGCTCCATCCTCGAGGCCATGCCGCTGCTGGCCGAGGGGCTGGCACGCGAGCTCGGCGTCTCGATCGGCGAGCTCCGCAAGCTCGGCTCCGAGGGCAAGCTCACCGCCGAGCGGGTCTTCCCGGCCCTGCTGCGCGCCACCGAACGGCTCGGCGCGGAACTCGACCGTGCGCCGCTCTCGCTCGGCCGCGCCTTCGGCCAGCTGACGGCGGCGACCGAGAATTTTCTGGGCCAGCTCGACCGCGCCATCGGCCTGTCCAACGCGCTGGCCCGGGCGCTCTCGGCCGCCGCGCGCGCCGTGGACAGCGTCCGCCAGGGCGCCGGCCTGCGCAGCGAGGAGGAGCGCCTCGCCGGCCTGCGCCGGCAGGCCGAGGCGCTCTCGGCCCAGATCGGCCGGCTGGAGAGCGAGGGCGACGGCCGCGACAGCCTGCGCGCCCCGGTCCGCCGCGGCAGCATCCGCCCCGGCCTGGTCGGCACCGCCGAGCAGCAGGCCGGCGTCGACAGCCGCGCGCGGCTGGAGGAGCTGCGCCGCGACTACTTCGCCACGCTGGCCGAGATCGACACCGCCGAGCGGGAGTCGCTGAACCGCCGCCTGGAGGAGCAGGAGCGCGCCGGCCAAGCCGCCGCCGACGCCCGCCGCCGCCGCGCCACGCAGGACGTCCAGGAGCTCACCCGCGACCTCGACGACTGCTTCCGGATCAACCGCGAATACGAGGAGCGCGTCCGCCGCCTGCGCGAGGCGGAGGCCGCGGGTGGCGTCACCGCCGCCGAGCGCACCCGCCTCGAGACCTTGGCGCTGCAGGAGCGCGACGAGGCGCTGCGCCGACTGGAGCCGCGCATCGCCGCAGTGCGCCGCGCCAGCACCGAGGGCGCGCGCGAGGCGCGCGACGCCGAGCGGCAGCTGAACGACCTGCTGCGCGAGCGCGAGCGGCTGATCCAGGACAACGAGACCGCCTATGAGCGCTACCAGCGCCGGCTGGAGCGGCTGTCCGGCCTGGTGCAGCGCGCCGAGCGCGCCGGCCGGCCGATCCCGGACGAGACGATCGGCCGGGAGGCGCAGCGCGCGCTGGAGGATCTGGAGGAGGCCGAGCGCCGGCTGCAGCGGAGCACCGAGGGCACGCGCGAGGCGGCGCGGTAGCTCGGCTTCGCGTTCTCCTCCGCCTTCGAGGACGCGATCGTGCGCGGCGACAGGCTGTCGAAGGTCATGCAGGGCCTGCTGCAGGACATCACCCGCATCATCGCCCGGCGCACCATCACCGAGCCGCTGGGCAATGCCGTCTCGGCCGGTCTCACGAGCCTCGGCGCCGGCAGCTGGTTCGACGGCATCGGCTCCTGGCTCGGCGGCCTGTTCCGCGCCGAGGGCGGACCGGTCGCGGCCGGCCAGCCCTACATCGTCGGCGAGCGCGGGCCGGAGTGGTTCGTGCCGGACCGCGGCGGGACGGTGCTGCCGAATGGCATGGCGCCGGGCGGCCCGGTCATCCAGCAGACCATCAACATCGATGCGCGCGGGGCGGACGCCGGCGTCGAGGCGCGGCTGCGGCTGCTCGCTGGCCAGATCGCGCGGCAGGCCTCGGCGATGACGCTCGATGCCATCCGCCGCGGCGGCAGCGCCTACGAGACGGTGCGGGGATGACCGAATACGCCTGGCCCGATGCGCTGCGACCCTCGCGGCTGACCTTCTACCTGCAGCACAACACCACGCGCTTCGTGTCGCCGGTCACCCGTGCCACCCAGGTGCTGCGGCGCGAGGGCGCGCGCTGGGTGGCGCAGGCCACCTTCGATCCGCTGGACCGCATCCGCGCCGGCCTGCTCGAAGGCCTGATCGCCGCGCTGGCCGGCTCGGTGAACACCGTCCGCGTCTGGGACTGGCGGCGTGAGTTCCGCACCGGCGATCCGCGGGTGCAGGGCGACGTGCCGAGCGGGCCCTTCTCCTACTCCGACGCGACCATCTTCACCGACGGCACCGGCTTCGTCGTCGGCTCGGGCAATCCGGCGCTCGCGGCCGGCGCGCCGCGCGGGGCGCTGGCGATCCAGACCCAGGGCTGGTGGCCGAACGGCGTCGCGGTCGGCGCCGGCGACCTGATCGGGCTGGCGGGGCGGCTCTACATCGCCACCGAGACAGTGACCGCAGCCGGCGCAGGTACCGCCACCATCCCGATTGCTCCGCCGCTGCGCGAGGCGCTGCTGATCAATCAGCCTCTGGTCCTCACCAAGCCCACCGTCGCCATGCGCCTGGTTTCCGACGACGAGGCCGCCAACCCCACCCGGCCGGGGCGCTTCACCTCGATTACCATCCGCCTGGAGGAGGCCCTGTAGTGTCCGACACCCACGGCACGCCGCGGCTGTCGCCGCATGCGGCTTCCTCCGCCACCTCGCCGGTCGCCGCCCCCGTGGTGCTGGTCGAGCTCGACTTTGCCTCCGGCCCCTTCCGCGCCTGGACCGGGCTCGGCCAGCTGAACTGGGCGGGGAAGGTGTTCGAGGGCGTCGGGTCGATCGGCGCGGTCGGCGAGGTCGAGGAGACGGTCGAGCTGCGCGCCGTGCGGCTGACCCTGGCCCTCTCGCCGGTGCCGCAGGAGGTGGTGGACATTGCGCTCGCCGAGCGGAGCTTCCGGCTGCGGCCGGCTCGGCTCTGGGGCGCGCTGCTGGATGCCGAGGGCGCCTTCGTGGCCGACCCGTTCCCGCTCTGGGCCGGGCTGATGGACACCATGGAGGTGACCGACGGCGCCGAGCCGCGCGTCGCGCTCACCTGCGAGAGCCGCCTCGTCGACCTCGAGCGCGCCGAGGTGCGGCGCTACACCGACGCCGACCAGCAGGCCGAGTACCCGGGCGACCGCCTCTTCGAATACGTCCCCGCCCTGCAGGAGGCGGAGATCCGGCTGCCCGCGCAGTGACGCGACGGCCGGACTGGGCGGTGCGGCTGGCAGCCCTGCTGTCGGCGGTGGAGACGCGCGCCTTCGACGCGCATCGCTGGAACTGCGGGCGCTTCGCGCTGGCCGCGGTGGAGGCGGTGACGGGGGAGCGGCCTCGGATCCGTATCCGGCGCGACCTCGAGGCCACGGCCGACAGCGCGGGCTTCCCGCGCGGCGCGCCACTGCGGGCCCGCACAGGCGACATCGTCCTCGCCCCTGATCCCGACCGCCTCGGCGTGGTGCTCGACGCCGGTCGCATCGCCTTCGTTGGCCCGCGCGGCCTGCTGCGGGCGCCGATCACCCTCTGCACCATCGCCTGGAGGATCGGCTGATGCCCGCCGCCGTTCCGCTGATCGCCGTCGTCGCGGGCGGCGTCGCCTCCGCCGCGGTCGGCGGCGGCATCATCGGCGCGATCGTCGGCGCCGGCGCCGCCTTCGTGGTCTCGACCATCGGCGCCTCGGT